TTTACCGCAAGTTCCGTGGAGTCCAGTGCTGCAAAGTCAAACAGTTCCTTTGTGCTCTTGCCCATGCGAGTTCTTACAATCTTACGTTCTCCGTAGTAACCGCGCATGATGTCCAGCCATATAAGGACCATATCTTCCACAAACTGATACAGGTTTGCTTTGATGTTCTCCAGAGGAATCGCCGCGTTCTTCGTGACAGCGATGATCGCACTCTTGTTCTCCGGACGTATATCGCCCATGAACGCATCCGATGCACCCAACATATCCTTTGTGTACTTGATTGCTGTGTCGATGACGCTCATGACGTTACCGCTCATTTGAGCACCGTCGAGGTACTTCATCGCTCCCCCGACGTCTCCATTTATACCATACATCTGTCCGATGCTATTCGTCGGTGCGTTAATCTTCGTCTTGTCATACACAAGCCTAGGGAACGCGGTGTTCATCAGGCTGACCATGACGAATGCAAACAGTTTGTTGATGAATATCTGATTCGGAGCAAGACCCGTGCAGGGGCTTTGGCCGTGGAACGAGTTCTTCCGACTGTCCCAGTTTGTCCATGCAATCGGATACAACCTAAGTTTTGTATCATACTTATCACGATAGACCACCCCACGAGTGGACTTCCTACAATATACATGGCACGTACCATCCTTGTCGTATTCTTTCCACAGTTTCATGACTACGGTAGCTTTCGATGAATCCTCGTCGTTTCCTTCAACGTCGTTCTCGGAGCGGTCGCCCGTCTGGTTCAGCGTGTCGTCGTCAGGAGTAATCTGTGCAATGACTTCCGAACCAGCCTTGTACTGCTTCGCCTCGCGCTTGATATCCGATACCAGTGACCGCATCGTGATGATGATGTACGGCTGGTTCTGAACTTCCTTGTCCTGTGGATTGCCGAAGTGGACGTTCGTGCTATCAATCAATTTATTACTGATGTCGCCTTTAATCTCACTCTTCGTGTTCTTCGTCATGTCAAACCACGAATACATACACGCATCGCCCGTGATAGCCATATCGAGCAAAGATTGTCTGAGCATCGAGTCTACTTTCGTCCGCTCCCAGATCAGACCGATGGCGTCCGTGGCAAAGCCGCTTACCTCCCTCGCAAGCATCTCACTCACTTCGTCTCCGTCTTTCGACACATTGATCCCTGTCACATTCGCTGTGATGCGCTGTGCCATGATAGAGGATATGAAGTGATTGATGATCCGTTTGAACTGGTTAAACACAGGCTTAGGAAGTCCGTTCGCCTGAACTCCTGCCCACTGGTCGCCCGCGAACATGCGCTCGTTACTGTTGATTGTATCGTAATATGCAGGAACAAGACCGTTGTTATAGTCGATTCCCGATTGTCTCAGCTTCCAGTCCTCGGTTACGTCAATCGTCATGCGCTCTCCTTATCGTGTCATCTGTGCTTTTCTGTACAAATCCATGATTTCCTCAGAACTACTCGCCGCTATGATCGCATTCCGGGTATCCTCGTCGTAACTCATCTCTGTTTTCACACTGATCGCTTCCATCGAACGATCTCTCCAACCGAACACTGGCTGTCTCAGCATGTGTTGTCCTGCTTTTATATCAATATCGCCGCTCATCATCGCGTCCGTGATGTATGCTTCGCACTGTGCCAGTATCATCGCCAGCAAGTCGCCTATCTCGGCGTTGCTCTGCGCCGCGATGACGATATCTGCCACACGCATATTCAACCTGCGCGCACAAAATCCGTAGATGCTTGGAGCAGCCTCGTCTCCGTCCATAATTCTCTGAAGATACCGCTCCATTTCCAGCAATATTTTGTCCGGCTCATACTTTAACGTCACACTTTTCATGGAGTACCCCCTTTGTTGCCTTTGTTACCTCCATTGTACCCCATGTCAGTGTGTTTTGTCAAGAAAAGTAGTAGCGATACATACTACTCGCGCGTTCTACGGTATGTTTCCTCAATCGTCGGCTGCGGGCTGCCATCGTAACCCATCAGATTCTGGAGCTCCAGCGCCATCTTCTGCATCTGCTCGTCCATTTGTGGCATCGGAGCGGATATGCTCGGCTGCGGTGCGTCCTTCCTGTCGTTCATCCCGTCAAGGTAACCTCTCCGATACTCTGCCGCACACATCTCCACCATTTCTTTCATCTCAACCTTCGTCATTCTTACCATCCTCCTGTCAAATAGTCCTTCGTTACCTCGCCACCTAGCGGGCTGTCATCCTCTACATTAAGTATGTTAAAAAAATCACTGATCGGTGTCGTCGGGTGTTTCGTCTTCGCCGTGATGTTCCTCAGCTTACTCAGTGCCTGCGAGAATGCGTCCACATCGTCGTCGTGTGCTCCCGTCGGGAACGCTGCACACTCCTCTATCATGTCCGTCGCACCTCGGCACTCTTTCCACACATACACCTGCCCAGCCTGGTGTATCGGCAGGATGCTCTGGACCCTCGCTTCCTTCCCTTCTGTCGGTGTCACCGGGATGATACCGTCCACTTTCTCCCTCAGTACGCTGATGACCGCCTCACCGTTCGCTTTCGCCTCGATATACGTCGCTTCAGGATATCGTTCGAGGATCGTCTTACACTTCTCCCGCATAGCCATCACTGCTTTGATCGTCGTCGGAAAGTCCATCCTCCGCTTGTCAATCGCCAGACATATATACTTATTGTCGCTTTTCCCCCACAGGTGCACCGCTACCTTGTCCGAACCCTTCTTGTCGTTGAACGTGGCATCCACACTAATACATACATACGGAATCTCTGGCAACTCGTCCATCGTTCGCCAGTCCTCCCTCAGTATCATGTTCCCTTCTACCCCTGTCGGACGACACTGGTACAGCGCGTTCCATGCTCTCATCCCGTCGCCTGTGACGTATCCTGCCTTGAACGACTCCAACCACCGGTTGTCCTTACCTATCTCCGGACACAGCGCGTCGCCAATCTCCCTACCAAGCAGGTCGTCCTCTTCCTCACACTCACACGGGAACCGCAGGACGGTCACATTCTTCTCCGTCGCGATGATACGAGCACTCAGGTCGTCGTCGTGCCACGGTGTCATGATCACGATGACCTTCCCCTTCGCTTGCAGACGGCTCTTGATCGAGTTCTGCCACTCCGCATACTGCCGGTCCCTGAACGTCTTCGAGTCCGCCTCCTGCCTGTTCTTAACCGGATCGTCGATGATTACCAGGTTCGCTGACTTACCGCTGATGCCCGACATGATACCACAGCTAACCATACCTCCCACGTTGTTCGTCAGTCGAAACTCAGCCGCTGCAGCAGGGTTCTTCGCCAGCTCAATATCAAACAACTCTCCGCCATACCCTTGTATCTTCGTCCGGTTGTCCCTACCAAATATCTCTGCCAAGTCTGAGTTATACGACACCTCCAACACACGGTGGAACGGGTTCTTGCCCAAGTACCACGACGGCAGCGTTCCGGTAACCATCTGGCTCTTTCCGTGCTGCGGGGGGCTCTGCACCACAAGTATCTCGTACGCTTCGTCGCTCTCTCTTTCAATGAACTCCTGCACTGCGTCACACACGTACCGATGGAACTTTCCCGGGTACCACCGTCCGTCATGGACTCTCTTCACATACTTCCAATACGTTTTTCTGCAAGCCTCGTCCTCGTCCCTCTTCGCCGCGAGGATCTTCGCTTCTACCATCATATCCATGTTCTTTGTGCTCGCCATCGTCCACACCTCTCTTTATATATAGTATACATCGTTTCAGTGGTTGTTGGCAACGTGGATGCGGAGTAACGTAGTGGCAAAATTTGGAAGGTGGTTTTGGACTTGGTCGCGGAGGTGCGGGGGTAGTAACCCCCTCGAACGGGGCCGGCCTCGGGCCTTGCCGGGGGATACCCCCTCCCCCTTATATGATCGCGCGCGTATACTTACATCATAGCGACATTGCAGCACCTCACCAGTCGGGCTATGCATGCTATGTAGCGTGGTAGCAGGTGGCGTGGTAGCAGGGTAGGCTTGAATCAGAAAGAGTCTTGTGTCCACGATCAGGGGATCAGGGGATCAGGGGCTCAGCTGCTCAGGGGCTCAGCTGCTCAGGGGCTCAGGGGCTCAGGGGCTCAGGGGCTCAGCTGCTCAGGGGCTCAGGGGCTCAGCTGCTCAGGGGCTCAGGGGCTCAGCTGCTCAGGGGCTCAGCTGAAACACGCACTGATACAGAGTTACAATGATCGTTATATTTTTGTCAATCTATTTTATAAAAAACGTTGACAACAACAACGGCATCTATGTTTCCAAAAACTAAATTTTTAGCCTTTACAAAACAGTATAATTTATTTACAGGGCTGCAGGTACCACATAACCTTAAAGTTGTGTTTTCCGCGTGGCCGGGTCTCGATGTACATAACCCGGATAGTCGTCCGATTGCATGGATGCAGGACGGGACCGAGGACAGGATCCCGGAAACAGCGTTGCACTGTCCTGGATCATGTGAAAATTGCATGATGTGTTGGTCATTAGACGAAATTAATCGGGACGTATGGTTCACGAAACACTAATTGACTCCCAATAATCGGCCTGGTATCCTCGGATATCAGGCTTTTTTTTATTATGTCTATTGTTTTTATTTTTAAAATCACTTGTTGTCACTTTTTTGGTTGCCACATATAAGAAGGATAATTGATGATGATGTGTAGCAGAAAAATAAGGCGAGACTGTTATAAAAAATAACGGTATTAATAGAGTATATAACCCTGTAAACTCCGTGGAATAAAGAGTGGCTAATCGTGCTAAATGACAATAAAAAGAGTGGCAGATCGGCAAAAAGAGCGTCAAAAAGAGCGTCTGATTTACTGTTTCCAGCTTCAAAACGCTCTGTATCACTGTGTTGTATGTTTCATTCCGCAATAGAGTGTCAAATATTTTTTTTGTCCGGGCAACTTTTTTTTTTTGTAATTACACGTTCCATCCCTGTAACCTTGTCGTACCAACCATTTCGGTGTTTTTTGCCACTCTATTAGCCACTCTTTTTGCTGATTAGCCACTCTTTTTATTGTTTTTTTACCATATTTGCTACTCTTTATACCGTGCTATTTTTAGACATTTTTCATTTTTCTCCTAGTTCTTTCCAACTCTCATCCATTTACTGTCAATTTGTCACCTATTTATTGGATTGTAATCCAGTTATTCACTGGGAATTCACTTTCTTATACAGTGTCTATTTTCAAGGATCAAAACCTCTAAACCGTTCGTATCACTGCCTTTATGATACCACGTTACCGATCATATTACAATAGATATGTGGCACAAATCGATCCCAGGTAAAAAATATTTCCAAAAAGATTAAAAACTTATAAAATAAGTGTTGACAACAACAATAGCATCTGCTACACTAAGTACATGGTCAAACAAAACAAACACGGTTCGCCCCACTGGGGCAGAAAGCGAGCAGAGTATGAAAACAATTAATGAAATCAGAAACATCATCGCAGGAACTACATATAGAAGCGCCTGGAATAAAGGCGTAGCAGCGTACGCACTTGAACTGATCGCAGACCTTGATGGTACATACGAGTTTTGTGGATCGCCTGCGGACCTTAAACTCCTGTTAAACGGTGCTGACGACTGGCAGCAGTACAGCGAGGGCGGCTGTACATTATTTAGAAATTATGACATTGTAAAAAGGCTTTGCTCGGCCACTGAGATACGTATATCCAGAAACGGCCAGCTTGCACCGAACGGCCGAGAGAACTGGATAGGCGTCCAGTCGAGAGCATTGTGGCAAGCAGCATCGTTGCTCACTAAGATTTCGCAATAAACTTGACACCGAGCCGGGGCGGATCCCCGGCAGAAAGCGAGCACGGTATGAAAAGAAAAATAGGTTTTTGGAATTTTGATACCGACGTCGATACAATCGTCGTTGGGAAAGAATTCATGGGCGATTGCCAGGTGAGAAGCAGAGTGCCATTCTGCGTGGATCGGTTTGATAATCACGTGTTCAATTCGATGGATGACCAAACATCATCCATCCGTGTTGAATGGGACGATGACGGCATTGTTACGGCCGTCACACAGATCACTGGTTGGGCGCGCAACACACGACCAGTGTCAAAAAGCACTGCGCAGTCAGATTTTGACGCAGCGCAGATCTGGTAGGAGGTTTTATGAGTAGTAGATTTTTTATTCCAATGGGCGTTCGAGGATGCCCGAACAGATTCGAGATGTGCCCTGGTTGCTTTGATGTATATTCGTCAAGGCACGGTACACATATCAAAGGGAACATGTGCCATGTGTGTGGCATGAAAACCGTTACCATTGACGGCAGCGGGAAAACAGAAGAGGATGTTATTAAAGAGTGTGTGGCAATGCGTGTACGCGCCTCTGAAAGATATGTTCCGGTTGTTCCGGTTAATGTCAGGATTGATAACTCAATGGTTAATGGTATGTTTGAAGATGATTTTGATTAGGTTGACGGTAATCCAAAACCGTCGATAGGAGGATTTATGAAATTTGTAATGAGACGTAATTTTGGTACATTTATTAAATTTAAGGCAAACCGTATCATGAGCCGTCGTGTAAGCATGTCTGGGTCATGTATTGGATGCGCTTGGTCAAATGGATGGAATTGCACAAATACCACGTGCAATCCATCATGGTAGGAGGAAGAAAATATGAATATTATTAATTGCACACCACATATCGTAAACGTTGGATCTCAGTCGTTCGCTCCATCTGGTATTTGTCCTAGATGTATCGTAAACAGAGTTGAAGTTGGAGAAATTAATGGTATACCTGTATTTAAATCAGTTATGGGTGCTGTTGAAAATGCTCCAGAGCCACAGCATGGCACTATATTTATTGTTTCAATGGTTGTTGCTTCAACCGCAAACCGTCCTGACTTTGTATTCCCGGATGGTATTGTCCGTAATGAAGCTGGAGTTATCATTGGATGTACCGGATTTGCAGTAGTATGATAGTACGAGCCGGGGAGGATCCCCGGCAGAAGGAGACAGTATGCCAGCAAGAGTAATATCGGTGTCCAGCTTCGCAGAAATCAGAAAGAATGTGGAACTCAGCGACAAGGTCCGCGCATTGACACTGGCAGCGGTAAAGAAGATCGAAGGATACGACGATCTGCCGCTCGATCAAAAGAATAGACTGTATGACATGATCAGAAATACGTATATGGAGGTACTGTCATGATTAAGTTTCTTAAGCGCCTAATCTGCCTCCACGATCGATCCTGGTCTCAAGTCAGTACAAACCCGGACACATCTGTAACCTGGCGCTGTGATGATTGCGGCGCGACACAGACCTACGCGGACGGCTGCCACCCGCTGATCACATACAGGAGGAGGACGTATAACAATGGATGAAGAGATCAGAATGTATGTGGACCATGAAATCGACTATTTAATGAGATTTATGGACTTCGGTATCATCGACGGTCTGCACAAACAAACCTACGACCGAGTATTTTATAACTACCGTTACCGTGTGCTAGGCGTACTCAGCTGCCTGCACACGTTGCATAAGATATCGGACACTGAGTTGACACAGATTGAGTCGTGGGTAAATGGTTTAAAGATTGACGGAGGTAAAGTGATATGAAAACATACCTGGTAAAGTTCAGCAGCGCCCGAGAACTGTGGATCACAGCGCCGGACCCCCGCGCAGCCTACAACCTTGCCACCTGTCTGGCTGGCAGAGAGAACCACCACATCGTCGGCGTACACGAGCGCCACACTGCAGCCGCTCCGGCAGGGGCGACGCGGCACGGCCTGATTGACATTGAGAGAGGAGAACCACGCCATGACGAACATCAGCACAAGCCCCTGCTTTAGGTGCTCCCAGCGAGCACCAGCATGCCACAGCGATTGTGGCCAGTACCTGAGTTACCGCGCGCTGTGCGACAAAGCGACGCACAACCGGTACGAGCAGGGTAAAATAGACGAGGAGGTCCTGCGGTTCCGTGAGATGGTGTTTATGAGGTCAGGGAGAGGAGTGAGATAAGATGCCGAGGTTTAGAGTTGAGTTTGAGATGTCCGAGCACAGATGCTGTAATTGTCCGCTTTCACTGTGGGAAGGAGAAGAATCTTCGTGTAATATGTATGATGTAGATCATAAAAATATTTTGTATAGTGTAATTAAGTTAGCAGATGGAAGCATGCAGATAAACTGCCCACTGGTGGAGGTAATCCGATGAAACGAGGAGCGAACACGATCCCGCCCAAGCGCAAGGCAGCGCACAGGCCGAGAGTCCACGCGACGAACCGCGGAGTCACACTGTGTGGTGTGGTAGTGGGTGAGGAATGGCAGGATACAGAGGACAAGGTAACGTGCGCGGTATGCGCGGAGATACTGGTAAGGGACAAGATATTTATCTAAGTTGCTTGATATTCCATGCAGTTTGATGTATACTATAAATATCAGATTGCATGGAGGTGAAAGGATGGACACATTGGTATTATTAGAAGGAAACGACATGGCAAAAGAGTTGTACACAACATCCCAAATTATTGCTGAAAAGGGTCAGGTAGAACATGACACGCTAAAACGCCTGATAAGAAATCACGAAAGTGATTTGATGGAGTTTGGAAAGGTCGGATATCAAATCCAACCTACTGAAAGAAACCAAGGTGAAAAAATATATCATTTGAATGAACAACAGGCAACGTTAATT